CCGAGCAGGCCGAAGGTGGTGACCACCACGAAGGCGAACAGGCAGAAGGCACCGCTGCGGATGTCGATATCACGAGGAAAGCGCAAGCCGTGACTCCGGCAACGACGTCAGTGCCCTTCGCTGTTGCCGCCGCGCAGACCTTCCGGCAGCGGCCGACGCCCGGCGGGCGGGCGCGGCATGAGTTCGGCTTCCTCCGGGCCGATGTGCTGGGCGGTCTGGGTCACGACGCTGACGATCTTGCTGGCCAGCGGTGCCGAGATCCGCTTGGGCATCGGTGCCTCGTCGAGCGCGCCGAGCACCACGTTCCACTCCCCGGCCGTGAGTGTGATGCTGACCTGGAGGCTGGGATCGATCGACTGTGACTGTGACATGGGTCTTCCTTTTTTGAGGATCATTCAGGCGGAGGTGGTGCCGGGTCAGGTTCGTTCCCCTCCGCCAGCCATGCGAGATAGGTCTGGTAATCCCGGTTCCCGCCATCGAATGGGATATGCGCCTGATCCGCGACGCGCAGCACCATTTGCATCGCGTCGGGAGCGGCGCCGGGCAGCGGGGGAAGCAATCGGTATTCACTGGCCATGGGGTTTTCCCTCACAGGTCCGCACTAGCAGTATAGCCGGTATTCAAACCGCACCCGCCAGTCGCAATCGCTTGCCCGTTGGGAATAAAACCCCCACTGTTTACTTGCGACGCTGCGAAGTTCTGAAGATTATTCAATCCGCCGGGGGTGACTGTTACTGTGGGCGACGCACGCATAGGGGCCGCGAACGGGAGGTAGTAACCGATCTGCATATTTGCCAGGACATATCCGGCGATGAAAATGGTCCCCGCCTGGAAAAACCGTTGTGCATTCGCCAGATCGATACGCGGGTCCGGCTTTTCCAACGGGGTCGCGGTGGAACCCACTTCCAACTGCACGCCCCACAACTGCACGGTGCCGGACTGCACGCCGATATTGCCAGCTTGGGCGTTGTTCGTCGCGCCGCAAGAAAAGAAGATTTGCCAAGCTGTTCTGTCATCGCCATTCGTGCCCAACGTTTTGCCGGCCATGCTTGGGACGGCAAACGTCGCGCTGTAACGCGCCCATGTCGTGCCAAGCGTTATGGCAATGCCGGTTGCCAGGATATTTATTGCCGGCGACGGAGAACCGCCGGTCCCGAAAAACTGATAGCCGTTGATCCCGAGCTTCATCCCGGCCGATGAAGCGACGGCATAAAACGATAGCGTTACGGTTCTCCCCGCAAGGCGGTGCACGGACTCGACGGGCTGGATAATTTCATTGAACGCACCCGCCCCGGCATTGCCGGTGAACACGTTTTGCAGCAACCATGTTGCCGCTTCGTCGCCGATCTGCGCACGTGCGGTATCACCAGCAGGCGTGAGCAGAACAGAGACTGTATCCAGAGTGAGAGCAAGCTGCCAGCGATCAGCGGTATAGTTGCCCACCGCCCACGGCCCTTGTCCGCGCTGTTGCACATTGAACAGTGCATTGTGCAGATAGTTGCGCCCGACGTCGGATGTGATCGGGGTGGTCCCGCTGCTGGCCCACTTGGTGCCGTCCCACCGCCACGTCAGGCCGCCGCTGGTGAAGATCTGGCCGACGCTCGGTGAGTTGGGGAAGTCGATCGCCATCAAAGGTCCGCCGATGCGAGCCACGTCGCCTGCATGACGAACGGCCCGGTGGTGGTGGTCACGCCGTAGATGTTGAGGCCCGAAGCGCCAACCGCACCCAGGCTTTGGCTGCTGATGTTGGTTAGGGTCCAACTCCCGCTCAATGTTATCGACGGCTGTGCGCGCATCAGAGTGGGAAAACCATTTGAGATGGCGTTGCCGTTGCCGGCTGTGTTGTAGCCGTAATACTGGATCAGACCGACCTGATAAAACCGCTGGCACTTCGCGATATCCTGCTGCAAGTCAGGCTTCTCCAGCGGCGTGGCCGCGCCCGCGATCTCAAGTTGCATGCCCCAGAAACCGACATTGCCGGATTGCACCCCGATGCCGGCGTTCGCGGCGTTGGTCGCGCCGGACGACAGCCAGATGCGGAGTACGGTCACATCATTTCCGTCGGTGCCCATTGTCTTGCCGGAGGCGGACGGCACCGCGATGGTCACTGAGTAGCGCGCCCAGGTCGTGGAGATGGTGACCACCACCCCAGGTGTCTGTACGCTTGCCGAAGGCGACCCACCCGTGCCGAAACCCTGTAGCAGATTGATACCAAGCTGGGTGAGCGAGCCGGACTGTTTGATCGCCCAGAACGACACCGTGACGGTCTTGCCGGCCAGCCGGCGCAGCAACTCGATCGGTTGATAGATCAGGTCATAATCACCGGCCCCGGTGCCAGCGGTCGGGATCGCATACGACAGCCCCTGGGTGGCTTCCTCGTCGCCGATCTGGGTGCGGTCTGTCCCGCCCAGCCCGGACAAGCTGACACTGCACGAACCGGTCGAATGAGCCGCCGCCGCGCACCATCGATCAGCGGTGTAGGTCGCGGTACCGATGATCGGAAAGCTGGCGCCGCGCTGCTGGACCCGGAACAACGGATTGTGCAGATAGTTGCGCCCGACATCGGTGGTGGTGCTGCCGCCAGTGCCAGCCGGACCCTGGGGTCCGGTCGCCCCGGCCGGTCCGGTCGCGCCTGCCGGTCCTGGCGGTCCTGCCGGACCTGCCGGACCCTGGCCACCCTGATTGATGGTTTCGGTCCACTGACTGCTGGAGCCATCGTTGTAGAACACGTATAGCTGCGCGCCGACGCTGTCCCACCAGAGCGCGCCCGGAGCGGGTGAAGCTGGCGCAGTGTCCGAGATTGTTGCGCCACCGCCACCGCCACCGCCCGCGTGGGCGTCCACGTACTGTTTGGTGGCGGCCTGCAACGGGGCGGTCGGATCGGCGGCTAGGGTGGTCGTTCCGCCGATGGTCAGGCTGGCGCCGATCGTCACCAGCCCAGAGGCGCGGTTAATTCTCAATGGGGTAGGCGAGAGCACGGCACCCGTATCATCGAACCGGTTGAGGATGAAATTCGAGCCGGCGTTACTACCGGTCTCCGCCTCGGAACTACCGAACTCGCACGACCATCGCGGTTTGCCGTTCTTGTCGGACTCCCAGTAGCCGGCCTGCCCAGAAATGGTGTCGAACACGATGGCCGGCCATGGACCGGACGCGAGGTTGCGCAAGAACAGCGTCGGCGCCGTCGCGTTGGAGACAATTACACTACCACCCACCGTCGCATTGCTGTTGAATGTCGCCGCGCCCGTCACCCCCAGCGTTCCACCTACTGAAAGAGCGCCGGTAATAGCGACCGACTCACCGCCGGGCGCAAAACTCATGGCAGTCACGGCAGCGGTGGCATCACGTATCCAGAAACTCCCGCCGGCCCAATTACCGGCCCACCATTCATGGTCGGTGCCGGTCGTATAATTGATCATGCAGGGAGTGCCCTGCGAAGAATTGAGGTTGATCGGCGCCCAGGAGTTGTCGTTGATTGAGAGGTTGGCGTTCAGCGTCGTTTGCCCGTTGGCGTTTATGCTCATTCGGTCGGTCAGGTTGCCGCTGCCGTCCGCCTCGCTGAAATGGAAGCCGCCACCGCCGCTGCCCTTCTGGTTGATCAGATAAGTGGCGCCGTTACCGGTACGGTTCCACATCAGGTAGGCGCCTTGCGAGAGCGCCGCCGTTGTGGCGCTCTGCGCCTCAAGATAGAACGCAGCAAGCGGCGGATATACGGTCAAGACAGATGACGCGAAGCTGGCAAGCAGAGTGGCGGAAGAGTAGAAATTGTGCACACCACCGAAGCAGTTGTAGTTCAGCGAGCCGCCGGTGACGCAGAAGCCGTAGTTGGCGTTGCCGCCGCCGTTCCAGAGTGTGATCCCCTTGGAGGTGTCCTGTGGATTGGTTGCCACGTTGTTGTTGAAGGAAGCCCCGGCGACGAACAGCCCCGATCCATTGAACTGCGACGCGCCGGTCACCGAAAGGCTGTTGATCGAGAGCTTTCCGGTTCGGTCCAGGTCGAGCATTTGGGTCGGCCCGGATGTGCTGTCACTAAGTGGAGGTGCAGCGAATACCCCGAAATGGCCACCGGAATTAACCAGAGCCAGCAGGTTGGCGCCACCGCTGTCCGCTACAGCAATGGCCGGGTTTCTGCCATTGAGCGTGACAACGAG